ATAAGCAGCAGCAGCAGCATAAGCAGCATAAGCCCTGTTTTCTTGGGTGTCATCTTCTATGCACTTTCGAGCTGCTTCGATAGCTTCTCTCGGCCTCTTATCGTTGGGGTATTTCTTCTCGAATATATCTATTACCTTTTCGGCTGCGAACACGGCATACTGTAGATATTGCGGGCGGGCCATACGCCGTACTATTAACCAGTTCGCCCAATCGAACTTCTCCTCGGCTATAAGATGCTCTAAAACCTTTACTTCGTCTCTTGCATGTTGCCGGACAAACCAATCGTAACCCTCAGCACACGCTCTTTTTTCCCTTAGCCATTCCTTTGTAATCGTCTTACTCATCGCTTACTCCTTTCGTCAGTTCCTTCAAATTAGTTCAGCGCATCGATCATCAGCCCTGCCGCCTGCGTTCGCGTGATGCCGTGGTCTGCGGCCAGCTTGTCGATGTCGGCCTGCGCCTGTTCGTATATGGACTGCGGGTCGGTCATGGCCGCACCTCAACACTCAGAGTTGCTTTGTTTTTAGTCTCCATATAATAGGCCTTACAGCTAATACCCTCAGGCGCAGTTCTCCCAATGCGGCGTATGGCTGAAATTAGGAGATTTATTTCTTGTAAACTGTCGTACAACTTTATATCGCGAGTATGGGTTTGTTTTCTGATTTTCACGCAACGCCCTGTATATTCCAAGAGCCCCCATCCAAAGGGGATTGCGTCAGGGTCAAGTATCCCTTGCGGCGTGAGGTAATAACGTTCGCATCCAACACCAAGTCGCCGATGATCCTTTCTGCTATCAGCTTTAAAATCAGACACGCTGGTCTTGCATTCGATAACGATAGATTTAGTGTGATACCATCCGATAGCATCTGGTATTTCAGATACTGAATCTCCCAATTCAGTAAATACCAAAGGACATCTCCGTTTGTCTATCAGCCATTTGCGGGCAATCTCTACTAAATCGTCATGGCGTAGAATCTCCATTGTCATTCCTTCACCTCTTCAATCTCGATAATCGTTGCCGACTTCCGCTTCACAACCTCGAACAGTTGCACCGCTTCCGGCAGGCGGTCAATGGCTTCGCGCACTGTCATCCATACGCCGAGGAAGCGCACCTTATGGGCGTGTACGCCGCCGAACCAGTCCGTTATAAACGGCTGCCCCATGTAGAACATACCGAGATAATTAGGCTTCATATCCCCTCCATGTTCATTACTGCTTGCATCAGATACTTGCCTATGAACTCTGTGTAGGCGGGCGGGATTGCCTGTGTAATCTCTTTCCAGTCCATCCAGTCAATACCCATAGCCTGACTAGCCGTTTCGATATCCTTCGCACGACGTACTCCGCCTTTAATAAATTCCCCCGATCGATGAATAAAGCAATCCTCTGGATGATCACCATAAACTGCAATCTCATTTAAGCCGTGATTACATCGAGGTGATAGTAAGAATACTGTGGTTTCAAACAACCGGTGCCGGCGAACAGAGAGTCCAAACATAGAACCACATAGCTTAATTGGAGACATCAAAGGTGCGCCGATAACATTCTCAATTACATACGGGCGGCCAGTAGAAACTAATAAGGCCCGCACTTCTGTGACTAACTTAGGTGCCTTCCCTGCGCCTTTGCCCAAAAAACGCATTGACGAATATCCCTGACATGGTGGGCTGGCATGATAAGCGTCAAAGCCTTCAAGTGGATAGGTCAAAGCATCTGCCTGGTGGAACTCGAATGGATAATGCGGCTGTGGTTTAATGTCCACTCCTACCACTTCAAACCCTGCCCTGTGGTAACCCATCGCCGCACCGCCAGCACCGCAGAATAAGTCTAGCAATCTAGGCTTCATGCCTTCACCCCCGCGCCGTAGTTCTCGTGAGCCCATGCCGCAATCAGCACAGCGTCAGCCTCGTTATCGTCAATAGGCGCTCTCCCAAGCATCGGCTGTACCCTTGCTATCATCTGAGACTTCTCAGCCCGCCCCGATCCCGTCGCCCACTTCTTGAGCGTTGCCGTGTGTACGGCTGCGTACTCGATACCAAGCGCCGCGCATTGCTCCTGGACCCGCCCGGCAAGATTGACCCCAATCTCTGTTGCGGCTCCCCCTCGGTGGTGCGCCTGCTCATACGCTACGAACTCAAGTTGGCAATGCGTCATAAGTTCATAGAGCCAGTTACGGAAGCGCAGAAACATTGCGCCGTTGGATTCGCCGCGCCTCTTAGAGAAGTCTTGAACTCCTGACTCCCAAATACTGCCGTCGTTGCGTGTTATCGCCCAGCCTGTCTTTGTGCCGCAATCAAGTCCTAATATCATCTGCTATACTCCTAACTCCATTACTTGCTGCCTGCATCGGTCTATGATTAAGTCGCAATACTCAGGCTTGATTTCTATGCCGATTGCTCTGCGGTTTAGCTTTTTGGCTACTTGCAACGTGGTTCCGCTGCCAGCGAATGGGTCAAGGACTACGCCGTTGATTGGACAGCCTGCCATTACCATTGGCTGCACTAAATCAGGTGGGAAGGTTGCGAAGTGTGCCTCTTTGTAAGGCTTTGTGGTTATCTCCCATACGCTGCGCTTGTTGCGACCAAGAGGATTGCCGAGTAAGTTTCCCTCAAGGTCATAGTTTCCACTGTGACCTTGAAATCCTGTGCCATTGCCACCGATTTTACAGTTATCGCCATTCATCTTGCGGGAAACGGCTTTCATATTGCCGTTAGTTTTCCCCGGGATCCTTGTTGAACCAATTTGATTGTCTATATCTTCTGAAAGACGAACCCTTGATGTCTCTGTAATAGGCTCTAATATGGCTTGTTGATCGTAGTAATACTTTGCGCTCTTTGACAGCAGGAAGATGTACTCGTGGCTCTTGGTGCATCTATCGGTCACTGATTCGGGCATAGGATTCGGCTTGCTCCAAATGATGTCCTGCCTCAGCCACCAGCCATCCGCTTGCAGGGCGAAGGCACAACGCCAGGGAATGCCGATAAGTTGCTTACTAAATCCTTGCTTGCCTCTATCTTCACAAGGTAAATCACATTCATTGCCATTAGCTACCGGCTGTGCGTGATTAGTCTTTTTCCCGCCACTACCATACGAATCCCCTAAGTTCAGCCAGCAAGTGCCTTCCTTTTTCAGCACACGCCGCACCTCATGAAAGACCTGCACCATTTTGTCTACATATTCTTCAGGTGTCTTTTCAAGGCCGAGCTGCCCGTTCGCTTTGTAATCCCTCAATCCCCAGTATGGCGGGCTGGTTATGCAACAGTCCACGCTTTCTGGTGGTAGGTACTCTAATACTTCCTTCGCATCGCCTTGATGCACTGTGACGTGGGAGTCTTGGTAATAAATCATCTCTCCCCCCTGAAGTCACCCCAATGCACATAGAACATCTCTTCGTCTGGCACATGCCGTCCATAGATGTCGTCGATAACCTGTTGCAGTTCCTTCGGGTCTCGTGCGCCTTCCGGCTCGTACAGATAATTGACGATGATCCACCAGGGCAACCGCACGATGCAGGTTACTCGCGGGTCTTTGCTGTACCGCTTGTGGCGGCTGGTGCGCCCGCCCTCGTGGTTCTGTCTTACGTTGGTCATGGTTTACTTCGTTACTTTTGCTTTCGCCTCAGCATTGACGCGGTTTACATCGAGATCAAACAATGCCTGGTCACATGCGATTGTGATTGATACTGGTTGACCGGAGGTTGCTAGCATCTGATGCAAGGCGGTAAGTTTCGCTGAATTCTCAGGGCTCGCCGGTATTTGAACTGTAATCTCCTGTATTACCCTGAGGGGCAGGTCCTCGCCTTCTTTCTTCGTCTTGACCGTGGCTTTCATTTCCTCGATATTTGCCTTGATTTGCAACTGCATTACTGTGTCCCTCCTTCTTCTTATTCGTCCGGCAGGTGTAGAACCTTGCCGGTGAGTTCCTGTATTTCCTTCTTGAATCGCTCGGCGTCCGCATTGCGCGAGCTTAAATGTAATAGCCAGATGCCTTGTACCTTCGAGAGATCATTGGCCAGCAGCATCTCCTTGACCGTTTGCAGGCTGGCGTGTGCGTGGATCAGCCGGTGCCTTTCACTCCTGTCAACTGTGCCCTCAGCGATGCTCTTATTCAGCAGGTCGGCGTCATAGTTCGTACCTATCATGATGTGAGTAAGGCCCTCGAAACGATACTTGCAATATGCGCTGTCGCTGAGATAAAGCAGCTTCTCGCCAGACGTTACAGACTCCAAGAGGAAGCCGAGGCATGGCACGTCATGCACGGCGTCGAAAGCGAGAATGTTCCACGTGTGGTTAGTTATCGGAACAGTGAACCTATCGCCTGACTGTATATATTCAGGAGAGAATATAGGAATGCCGAACTTCCGCACTTCATTGATCGCCTTGCAATGGTCCTGGTGCATGTGTGAAATCAGGCAGGCTTGAATCTCTGAGGTCTTGAAGTCGAGCTTGCACTGAATCTCGCGCCAACTAATACCAGCCTCGATCAAGATTTTGGTTTGTCCATCATCGACGAGATAGCAATTACCCTTACTACCACTGGCAAGGACTTTGATTATCATGACGATTCTCCTTGCCGCAATAGCGGTGTCGTAAGGGCTATATCGGGAGACCAACCGCTTTCAATCCTAGCTAAAAGCGTTCCTGATTTAATGCCTATCTTCTCTGACCATTGCTGTAGAGTTAGAGTTATTCCATTGCATGTGATCCTATGATTGTTCCGACGATTGTTTTGCTGTTCTTTCCAACTGACCCATCGGCAGTTGCTTGGTTCGTAATTACCGTCGTTTTCCTTGCGGTCAATCGTGAGGTTTTCGGCGTAGCCATTGGCTAATGCCCAATCACGGAACGCCTCAAACTTTAACCATTCTTGGCAGACTGTTATTCCACGACCGCCATAATAGGGGTACCGGGCATCGCTTGGATTTAAGCATCGCCCAATTATGTGCCCCCATCTTCTATATAAAGTTGTGTTGGCATCGCCGTGCGTAAGGTTGCGTTTTACAGTTGCCTCTCTTTGTAGGCAACCGCAGCTTTGAGTCCCGTTTGTAAGCCCTGTTAACGCTATCTCCTTCCGTTTCCCACAGTCACATTGGCAGAGGAAATAGCGTTTTGCATCATGCTGTGGCTCTTCCGCAATGATAACTAATCTCCCAAACCTTTCGCCCTTTTTAATATCTAGTCTCTGCATCGCTGCATCTCCTGTCGCCGTTTAACTCAAAAGCCGGGGCCAGACTCTTTCCCCTCTTCCGGTTTGGCTGCGCCGCCGGAACCACCGCTGATCTGCTTGGCTGGCACATCGATAACTTCCTTGTTGGCCTTCTCGTCCATCTCCTGCCGCAGATCGTCCTCATCGTTGGAAGAGAGTACCTTGGCCATCTCGATCGAGAGGACGCCGTAAGTCCGCAGCAGTTTCAAGAGCACGGTCTTGATAGCCATTGCGTCAAAGTCGCTCGACCAGGCCGAGCCCGAGGCGCCGTAGCTCCTGCTGAATCGTTTGGCATGAGCCAGCACTTCAGCCGCGGACATGTACACCGTTTTCTGAAAGCCGTTGGTCAACTCCATGAAGGAGAAGTACCCTTGAATCTTCTCGCTCTTGGCCTTGCCGGTGAGGGTTATCTTGCCGGTCAGCAGGTCCTCGTTGACCTCAATGCCTTCAAAGATGGTCCCTGCGTTCAGGCTCTTGTACTGGCCTGTTCTCATGGCGAGCTGGATATAACCCTTGTACCCGATCTGGAATTGAGGTATTGACGGGCCGTCTTTGCCCCTCTTGTATGGGACAACCCACGCCTGGCCGAGCTGCTTGTTGATCGGCAGTTTCAACGTCGCTGCCTTCAGGCATTCCATAATGACCAGCCCTGGCTCGCATTGCTGTAGGTTCCTGTCTGAGCCTACCAGGTCGATGATCGAGGCCACGAAAGAGCCGGAGTTCTCTTTAAGCGCGTTGTTGAATTGCTCCCGAACGCTCTCTGCGCTGAGTGCCTTCTTTAGAGGCTCAAGTGCCGACTGCCCTCTTGTTGCTATTCCTGTATTTCCTTCTTGCTTTATCATGTCCCTCTTTCCTTTCCGCGATTAGGCGTGTACCGCCTCTTTCGCCTGTTCTACTTCTCTTTTACTTCTTCTATTTTGTGCTTGCTCTTTACAAGTTGCCCATCGACAGTTGCTTGGCTCGTAGTTCCCATCGTTATTGATACGCTCGATAGTTAAACCAGATGCGTATCCATTTGCCGCCGCCCAGTCTTTGAAAGGCTCAAACCTTAGCCATTCGTCGCATACTGTTATGCCACGAGCGCCGTAGTTCTTATAAGCATGGTGGTGATTATTAGAGCATCGTCCTTTCATGCTTACCCAAACGTAGTAGAGTCTATTATTTGAGAGTCCATGTTTTAAGTGTGAGATACGCCATCTCTCTTTCGATAACTCTCTAGTGAGACACCCGCAACTTTGAGTATGTCCATTGTGCAAATTGCTTGATCTGACTTTGCAATAAGTCCCACAATCACATTGGCAAAACCAAATCCTCTTACCATCTTTTGTAGACCCGACTAAGGACAAGACCGTAAGCCTCCCGAATCTCATGCCTGTTAGAGCCACTGGCGCGGTCATTATGCAGCTCCCACCTTTTCGTTAACTGTTTCGATTCGTAGTGTCTTGTCGGTTTCTGAGACGAATAGAGATATGACCTGGGAATCCATCTCTGGAATACAAGTCACACTCTCTCGGTTGTCTATCCATATTGGGCAGTGCATCCCGAAGTGCGTCGATAGCGTATTGATGATGTCGAGGCCGGCGTTGATTCTCGCCCCGTTATTGAGCCCGGCGTCATAAGGGATTCCGTTGACTGTGCATTCGCAGCATTCCTCGATGCCGCCGTTTATGAGCTGATTGAACAGCTTGAATCGCGCTATCTGGAAGCGGCTGTTTATCTTCTCTTCCAGGAGCGATACTTTCGTCTGTACAAATTGGTCGGTGAGGTAGAGCTGACGTTCTAGTTCCTCGTATTCTTTGGCGAGCTTCTTCTGTTGCGCCTTCAGTTCAGCGATGCGCTTCAGGCCGTCCTCGCGCTGTTTAGCCTGCGCTATGATGCGCTCAACATCAGCAATCTGGTTGTCGATATTGTTTATCTCGGCCTGTACCGCGTTAAGGGCGCCGGATGTATCCTCCTTGAGTTTGGCGATAGCTTCCTTGTTCGCCTGTAGCTCTTGCAGCTTCTTCTCAATGTCAGGGGATGGCACCGGTGTGGTTGAAGTGTCCAGGGCCCGTATACAATCCTCTTGCTCTTTGATGGCTGTCTCGGTGGCGGCGATCGATTGCTCGATTTCAGCGTTCTTGTCCGCGAGCCTGTCGTTCTCGGACTTCAGATCGTCGTACTTCTTACGCTGGATTTTGCCGTCAGCCTGAATCCTCTCAAGGCGCTTTGATTTGTCTACGTTGAACTTTGCCCGCGCAGCGTCAATCTGGTCGGCGGGTAGAGCTTGCCCGCATGTGGGGCAGGTGTCAGTGCCGGTGTATTCCTGTTTATTGAGGGTTGCCCATTCTTCGCGCAAGCTTTCGAGCGTACCGTCGAGACTGTCCTTCAGGGAGCCGTTGCGTTTGGCTAAATCATTGTTCCCCTTGATCTGGTTCTTCAACGATGTAATGTGCATCTGAAGCTCGGCGATGTTCTGCTGATACTTGCGCTTCTCGGTGTCTTGCCCGCCGCTGGCTTCGTTCTTCATTCGCTGAATCTCGGCCTCTATCTCGCGCTGTATCTTGATGAGCTCGGCTATCTGCCCGCCCGCCTGGATGCGCGTCTTCTGTTCGAGCTTGGTTTTGCGCTGCGCCTTCAGTTCGGATAGTGCCTCGGTGAAGTTCTCCGCCGATTCATCCGGCAACCCGCGCTGCACCTCATCGATGCGCACAGGTATGCGCGTAAGCTCGGCATTGATCTCAGTGAGCTTTGACTTAATAACCTTGCGCCTGTCGTCCATAGTCAGTCCGTCGAGGATTGCCGGCAGGTCCGCCAGCTTCTTGTCGTTGGCAATCACTTCGGCGTCCGTCAGGTCGCCGCAGACTTTGAGGAGTAGATTGCGGCGGCTTTGCCAAGGCAGCACTTCACAAAAGTAGCGCGGGTTCGTCAGTAGTTTGAACGCCTCATCTGAGTCCGTCAGTTTGGCGATAACGGCGTCATAGTCTTTCTGCTTCGTCGGTACGCCGTCGATGTAGTAATCGGTAGTGTGGCCGGTGAGTTCCCTCTGTGCGGTGCCGCGCTTCTTCGTCCACTTCTCGGCGTAGACGCGCTTCAGTGATATCTGCTTACCGTCCAGGTCGAACATACCCTCAACCTCAGCCTGTGTGATGTCCGTCCGGCGCTGCCCGTTCTCGTCCAGCGGCAGTACTTCGAAGTCCTTGCGGTTCAGGCTGTCCTTGCCGAACAGTAAGAAGTAGAAGGCGTCGGCTACTGTGGTCTTGCCGGTGCCGTTATCGCCGTATACGGCGATGTTTTGCCCGTCCATGGGCAGGGTCAGGTCAGATAGTCCCTTGAAGTTTTTGAGTGTCAGTGTTTGCAGTTTCATTATTGGTTCCCCCTTTCCTTGTATTCTTTCGTGCGTATGCCGTTACACTCGGCGCACTGGTCGCCCGCTTCCCGGCGTGCCAAGCCGTGCGCGGGGCATATTATCGAGTTCGGTTGGACTGTGCATCGTGACCTTTGGGATATGCTCCTTGACCGGCTCCCCGCAGATAAAACATTGATCTTTTCCGCTTCCCTGTAAGTGGCCACATTTGGTACATATGAACATTGACACATTGATTACCCTCCCTTTAATCTACCGGGCCGTATTGCTCTTCGACCCACTTCTTGCTAATGCGCAGGTGGCTGCCAACTTTGGTAGCCGGTATCTTGCCGTCAGCGATGAGATTATATACCGTGTTGAGGTGTATTCTCAAGAACGCGGCAAGCTCTTCGGGTGTCATTAGCTTGTTCTCTGCCATTTGTCCCTCCCTCTTTCCTTTTGTAGATACTATATCACGCTGTCTAATTCTTGTCAAGAGGTGTTATGCCATGTTAACAATGATTGACAAAATCAAACTATGGGGCGATAGCACAGTCAAGAAGATTATAGTAATCTAAAAACAAAAAAAGGGCGGGCAATTAAGCCCGCCCGAATGAATCCTTATGATATATAGTTTCTGCCACGCCTTGACGCAAATCAATGCGCCTCACGCCATAAAAGCAATTAAAACAGCAATGCCAATACCCAGTAACGAAACGCTTATACCGATCACCCATGATAGAACCGAGATACCGCCCTCAATGCGAGAGATAGCAGATTGAATATGCGGTATGTGGTTTGTCATTACCTCATCCACTTTACCGCAGGACTTCTCCACCTTGCCGCACAACATCTCAAATTCTTCTCTGGTAACAAAGTCGGGCATCGGCATCATCCTTTCAATCGTAGTATTCAGCTAGTATGTCGTATTCCTCAGAGCCGCAGGCATCGCAGTAAGCATCTTGTCCGTACTTGTTCTCGTAGTCATGCCCACAGGTACGGCAAAGCAAGTCCCGATGTGTCCAAATCGAAACATGCCCGCTTTCTTCGTGAGCCATCTTCGTTATCCGTGCATCGCCAATAGTTTTCTTACTATACGCTGTGTGTTTGGTGTTACTACATGATAGGTGCTGGCGTTGTTTAGCAGGCTGTTGTATGTGGCTATTTTCCAAGCGGCGGACGGTATCGTGGTATGTATGCGGGCTTCTGCAATATAACCTTTCAGTTGTAGAAGAGCGCCTGTGTCCCAGCCGCCAAACCAAGAGCCATAATACAAAGTTACTCCTAGCTTTGTGTAGCTGTTTGCTGACCCTGTAAGCAGGTCAACGCCATCGTCTAGTATAGAGTTTGTTCCGTCTTGGTCATAGGAGCCCCACACATAATGCCATGTGCGGTTACCTGTGCCGATCACTTGCCAGTCGCCAGCCATAATTCCAGCGCTGTCACAGCGTATACCTGAGCGATTGTTCGTGTAGCGTGTCAAGAGGAAGCATGTGCCAAAGCCAAGAATAAGTCGTTGGGCATCAGCATCCTCGTCTGTTTTATATATAATCTCGCAAAATGCGTCTGCGTTATTAGCTATCTCGCATGTGTGTTGAATATAAGCATCTTTATCAAAATACTGAGCCTTATCTCCGCTGAACGCTCCTGATTCTTCGTCGGAAGAAAGGCTATCAAGCCACTCAGCTAAGAAGGTGCCTGTGCCTGTGACTGTGATACTTCTCTCGCCTGGCGTGGAGTAGTTTATAGCAACGGTTGTGCAGTCGATGTTTGTTATTCTAAGATACTGGTTGGCGGGAATTGTGATTGTAAAGTTTCCTGCGCCTGTTACTGTGACCGTAGTGCCTCCCGTGCCTGCTGCTATGCTTGTCGGGTTAGATGCCAGTGTACCCGTACCATTGCTTAGGTCGGCGGCTGCGGTATTACGGGCTGCGCCTTTTGCGCCGTGGTCTGCGGCGGCGGTGCTTTCATGGATATGGTCAGCGTCTACTCCGTTGTTCATGTGCCATACACGAGCAATGGACGCAATCCACGTGTCGGTGTCGTTGGTCTCTGCGCCTGCTGCATCGCAGTATTCCATCGTCAGCAACGTAGGAGTGGTAGCGGAAAGTGTTTTCTTGACGTACAGTTCCATCGTCTTATTAGCAACGTCAATAGACACCAGTTCCCTTTTGAGCTTGTTGCTTGCACTATCGTACAGGATAATATCAGCCCCATCGGACTTCACGTTGTCCCAAAACACCTGCGGCATATGCTCGCCAGTAATCAGGTTAGGGAAGTCTGTAAGCTCTGTCCCTGTAGGATGTAGTGCTATTGTTAATGTCTTACTTCCAGCCATAACTCTCCTTATGCTGCTACTAATGTTGCGCCAGGTGTTTGTGGAATCCATAGAATCTCCCAAACGATTACGCCGCTATTGTCTGCCGATGGGTTAAATACTGTACTTATCTTACCGCTTGTCACACAGGTTGCAGTTATCATTGAAGCCTGAGAGGGCGCACAGCCTTCTCCATCAGTTGCTACAAGGGCATCTGCAAATGTTCCTGTGATTGAAAGCAACGTTCCTGCAACGAAGTCCTGTATATCCTTCACCGCACAGATGTCCTTAGCCGAAAGAGCATCGGGCGTTATTGTGAGTTTGACCGTCACAGCAGAGTCCTCGATGTCAGTTGTAATCCTGCCAATGATACTGATTATTCCTACCGTTCCTGTGTAAGAGAATATGTCACCCGACGTCAAGTCGGCAGTAGAGGTCTTGGTGGCGAACTTTGTGCCTGGAAGGATGAGGTCAGTCTTGGCCTGAATCGCTATCTCTGCTGTAACACATTGCTTGATGTAGGCCATAGCCTTCTTAGCGTCACTCACCGCACCAGTGGCAGCAGCAGTATCTAGCTCACCGAGTACGGCGGCTGACGCTGCGCTATTTATGAGATACACAAGAGGATATATATTATCAGGTAGAATAACGAACCAATCCTCATCTGCGGGAGCCTCTGTCCAAGAACTCAATGCAGAGAAGTCGCAGTTTTTTGCAGTTCCGTCATAGTCCATAATGTATCTTGATTGGCCTGTAAGGGCTCCACTAATAAACGTCATCTTCGCACCATTATAGTGGTCATCAGTGGCTTCGGTGAGTGTGGTATCAAAGTCGTCTGCTGAGGGTGCGACATCATCTACCTGTCCTACTGCCGCTATCCCAGAGGCTACGAGTCCCTTTATGTAAGCCATGACCGTCTTGTCTGCCGCTACTGCGTAGGTTGCGGCTGTGTCCAATGCTCCACCTACAGAGGCAAGGAAGGCGTTGTCAGTCCCACGCATGGCTGTGGTAGGGATGGCATCAACTGCGGCCTGTACGTTTGCTATGTCAGTTGAAACATCTGTGTCTGCGGGACTGCCTACTAATGCAGCAAGAGTTCCAGCAGGGTCGGGGTCTGCATGACCCGCCGCCGTAGCGGCATCATCATGGGCAGCAGAAGCCATATCGTAAGTCTTATCTACCCAACCAAAGAGGGTGGCATCTTCATGGTCATCAGCAGATGTACCCATATCAGAGGCAAGCGCAGCAGAATCAGTACCCCTCATTGCTGTAGTAGGTATCGCTGCTACTGCACCATCTAAGGCATCGAGTCTGGCCTTTACTGTTACAGTATCATCGCCAAGTTTGGCAACTACTGATGTTAAATTATCCTCCGACGCATCGCCAACATTGGTGTTTATAGTTCCTATAGTGGTATTGTCTGGGGCAGTATAGTTTGAGGCGAGTAGTGCGTTATCAGTGCCTCTCATCGCTGTTGTAGGGATGGCGGCAACTGCATCCGGAATAGTTGTGCCTACGGCTGTTATGATTGTACCTACGTCCGTCCCCAAGTCGCCCGAACTATCCCAACGTGAGCCGATAATCAAATCTAGCGTTCTTGCTATATCGCCTATCTTTGTGTTAGGTGTCTTGAGAGTATGGCCAGATGTGTATATCTCTGCATCCAGAGCGGCCAACGCTGCGTCTATGTCAGCCCTTGTTGACCCGCCGATAGACGGGGCGAAGGCAGCACCGGCAGCCTTAATATAGGACGCAAGTCCAGTTACCATTGCCTCAATGTCTGCCCGTGGTGATCCGTTGACCGTGGCAGCGAAGGCATTAGCCGAGAATCGCAATAGCAATCTACTGAGCTTGGCGTGTACCGAGGTAGAGGCGATGTCGGAGAGGTCATCTGCGGTAGCGGTGTCGCTCATCTCGCCGACTTCGACGATCACATCGCCCATGATAGCAGGGTGGACTATTAGGACTTTATCACCTACGGCCAGTGGCGCCGTCCATGCTGCAACGGTGAATTGTCCTGTAGCGGAAACGTAGTCCGTGATTATCTTCTTCTCACTTTGTGGCGCAGCCCCAGCGCCGCCTGCGTCCCACACAACATACGCCCAATAGCCCGCAAAATAATCATTGCCGTATCCAGTAAGGTTGGAGCATTCAAACTTGGGAGCAGATGCGATCCCTGACACCGTGCCTTCAAAGGACATGCCATAGTCGAAGGCTCCATACGCTGTCTTAGCGATAACTCTCATGTCGTGGATATTGGCATCGATTATCCCAACCGCACCGGCCGCAACCCACACCTCAGCGAGCAGCGTTTCGTCAGAGGGCAGAGCGGGCGGTATCGGGGCAAAGGTAGCAGGCCCAGTGTCGCCTGTGGGATCCGCCGCAGCGGGTGTGCCCTCTGTGACCTGAATCGCCCCAGCAGAGTCGATTGATATTAAATCCTTGCGCGGATATGTCGCATCAGCCGCGCTTATGTTCGCGCTACCACCCGCATAAGGTATCTCCACTCCGTTGACCCACACAAACCCCGCAGCGACAGCGACAGTCATAGACGCCGCGCCGCCACCCGTGACAGCCATGCCGGACTTCACGCCATACCCTTTGATGGCCATATCGATCCGGTAAAGCTGGTTGCTGAATACTACATCGCCATTCTGATTAGGTGTTTCTGCTGCCATCGTTAACTCCTAAAATAAAGCTACTGCACGCCGGTATACCTGAGCCGTGACGGTTACATGTAAGACTGTGCTCTCGCCGTTCTTGTTCTCGAAATTAATGGTATGTTGAGTTCCAAGGATAGGGGTTGTCAAGTGCGCGGTAATATCGAGGTCGGTTGCACTATTTATAGCGTCGCCATATGTATATCCGTCTACGGTCAAATATACGTCAACATCGTCAGCCGGATAGATTACTCCTGTATCATCCGTTTCTGATAGCGAGAATGATACGGCATTGCACCGGATGTACTTGTCCGTAATGATAAAGTTGAAGTTCTTTTCGTCGGCAATGAACGGGCCGAGAATAAGAGCTCCTGTAAAGTTCACTGTTTCGGATATGCCCGCTAATGGCTCCTCTTCTAAAGCCTGTAGCCGCTTCTCCTGCTCTGCCAGTATGGTTTCTAATTTAATCGGATAGTTTGAGAACACATACTCTATATCTTCAGGTGTGAGTAGGTTCTGCTTGCGTTCCTGCACAGACACGTCAACGTCTATGTTGATTGATTCGATTATTGCGGAGACTATATCGCCGATATTGTATCTCTCCCATTCCCTGCCTGTGAGTTGCGATAGATCGATAGCCGATATTTTATAGGCTACCTGAGGGTATTGTCTTACCGCTAATTCGTTCCGCGCAGCGATAGCCAATGTTACCGCATCGGTTATCCCCTTTGCGGTGTATGGCTGCGTGATTCTGCCGTATGGAGCGGTGCCGTCGTATGCCGTATCACCGAGCATATAGTAATCGTGTTGGTAGGATACGGTGTATGTAGCCCCTGCCGTATAATTACCGATAGCACATCGTAGGATACGGGGGTCGCTGCCTTGCACCCAATTTGACGTATCGTCAACTGTATTCTTCTTAACGGTTACATGGGAGGGCAGGGCGTCGCCTTCCGCTGTCCAGTCCTTATAGCATCGATACTCTGTCTTTGCAGCAGCCGTGCCCAAGCGTATATAGCCATATGTGTCGTCAGGCGTTAAGTGCGTAGCTGTTTCGTCAACGGGAGAGTACATAGACAGGTTAAGCTGGTCAATGCCCGTTCCGTCGCCAATAGGCACCATCCTAGTGCATAGTTTCGACATATCGGCGGAGACTTCCGCTGATTTCAAATTCTTCTTTAACCGTATTTCCTTCCCCGAATCAACGCCAAGCTCCTCCAAATAGATGTATCTCAGCGCCGGATTATTCGGATCGTGGCGGCAAGAGAGATACCCACCAACAACTGCCAAGACTTGCTGGAAGCATTTCATAATCGACTTATTTGAGAATGTCAAGGATAGCGTCTGGTCAAGCGCAGTATCAACGCTGCCGAGAAGTAGCGATCCGTCCTGATGAGCCCAGCAGAAATCGAGAAGCGCCTCAAATATGTTTGATACGGTGTCTGTAATCTCAAGTACCTGTACTAAGTAATCATCGTTTAGGACGGTCAAATACCCTTCAAATTCGCCGCCGTAGATTGCGCCGACAGGATACGTCTCTGCATATGTGGGGGGTACATAATCCTCGTCGTATACTATAGTCCGGCCCGCAGCCGCTATAAGTGCAATATATTCATTAAAAGAAATCTCGTTTAACGGATTTCCTTTTACGTTTATGCCCGAAGTTTCACCTGATACCGTTACGTTATCTACCAACGGTTTAAGGTCTTGGATATAATTTCCGTCCAGTCGTATGCCGGCTTCTTCCAGGCTAAAGGTTTCAAGTGCGGATATATCAACAATGCGGTTCTGTTGTAAGCCCAATAGCGTGATAGTCTTACCCGCGAATATAGATATGTCCCTGATTAAGTTGCCCGCAAGCTCTAATACCAGCAATCCTGTTAACCCGTCAAGTGGGGTTATGTCTTCAATCAGGTTATATTTTAAGTCGAGGTATATCAAGTTTTTGCAGTATTCCATGCCTGTCAGGTCGGATATTCCCTTATGCCTGCAATCATGCCCAAACCCAGGCCCAATGGCAACTACACCAAGACATTGCATTTCGTCAATATCTTCTTCAATATCGATGTCAAACACTTGGTGAATCAGAAGATTCAGCGCAGTATCGGGGAATAATACCACCGGATAGTATTGTAGCGTTGGCGGGGTTGTGAACCCACTGACAACCGCCCACCCCGAAGGCGCATGGTATGTGTATGCCCCACCGGATGCCGTGAATATCCCCTCTGAATATACATCACACGTCCATGCTCCCGGAAACGAAGTCTCAAATTGAGTTTCAACCGCCGTCTTTTCTCCATGCAGATAGTACACAGTCAAATGCAATGTACCGATAGTATACAGTCCTGCGTCAATATCATTAACGCCGTCTGCATCAGCAAATTCAATGGGCTCAACTATCGGAACTATTGTCCCAAGCGTGGAGTCCCACATATAAGCGTGTGAACCGTAATCGTAATCAGTTCCACTATATGCAAACGGAGAATCGGTTTGATAGTATATCATTTCAATTCCTGTTTTAGACTGCGATTAATATACACGCCGCGCACACGGCCATGCTCGATTAGCAATACCTCTTTGCCGTATGTAATCTCGCCTGACGTTGGTTCACTGGTGTCTACTGTCACATCAAGCACACCCGCCTTATTAGCAGCCTCCACAACGCTGCCGCCCGTTAATAGTTTTGGCATTGAGACTAAATCCCCTATTGTTCCAGCGGATGCCTTCTCCCGCACCTCGATATTAAACGTGGGTGTGCGATCATACTTTGTAGGAGGTTCCCCCAACCGGAACAGCCCTAACCTTGCAAATCCCAACCACGCCCCGTCTTGAGTGACAGCCATTATAACCACCTATTGCGATATATGATTCTCAGAGTGCCAAGCTCCACGCCTGTAACACGGATGACGTTTGCAACGCCTCCGACTAATAGCGGATAGGTTGACGCCGGCTGGATGGTGGCTATACTGCGAACGCCATTGAGATATACACACCAAGTGGCGGTATCTATCCGCACAACATCAGATGAGGTTATATCTTCCGGGGCTTCCCATGTCATCTTCTGATTGGATGTGAAATTCTGAATTACAATGTCGGTGCCAGATGATATTGTCGTTATGGGTATAATCTCCCATAGAGGCTCACTGTCGGCGTATCCGCTCGGTGTTTCCGTGAACTGCTGCGGGTTGGAGGTTATTGATTTACTGGATGTGGTTTCAGTATCCGAGTACCAATGGGGATCGGCACAAACGAACGGCAAAGAGAACTTTGAATAATTGCTTATCTTTGGCAAGGAAAAACCCTTCTCAAGCATTGCCAAGAGATATTTACCGGATACGCAATCTAGGTATAATTTCTTTTCTCCTTGCGCGGGGTTAAGATATTTCGCAAGCAGAAACGCGTTTGCATAGAACGTAGCTGTATCGTCGGCTGTAATCCGACACGGCAAAGCTAATTCTCTCTGCTCTGCGACGGCTCCAAAGTTATAGGCTCCGCTCTTGCCAACGATAGACTTCAGTTTTATATCGTAGTTTCCGAGAACAGGCACGTTGAACGGTTGCACTATATTTACCCCGAGCGTATCGAAATCTATATCGTTAAACGTAAAGGAATTGCTCATACATACCTCGCTTGCAGGTTCACCCGCCCGGCAATCTTAGCCGATAATTTATCGGTTAGTTTTTCCAAATACGATTCGTCGGGGATGTTAAACTCGCTACCCTCCATGTGGATATGCAACTCCATCTTGGAATTATTCGTGACCGCTGCTAACTGCGAATTTGTCATTACCCACTCACCCTCACCTGAAGCAGCCAGCCGAGCGATAGTGCCACCGGCTCTAGGCGAGACATACGCGCCGGTGTCCAGCGTAGGAACCTCTTTCATTTCGACTCTTGGCAAGGACACTTCAGGGATAGGAGAGATATTGATGCCCCACGTCTGCCCGCCCACCAACGGCACCCACGACGGTATATTTACTTGGAGCCTGTTAAGGGCTTCGATTATGAAGTTGACGCCTCGAATAAAGAAATTTACAAAACCCTCAACGCCCGCCATTATGCCGTTCATCACAGCACCGAAGGCGTTGTGAATAGAGTTCCACACAAATAGGAAGGCGTTCTTTATCTTATCCCATCCTGCCTTAAACCAATCTATAACCTTCTGGAACGCCGCCTTGATAACATCCCACCCTTGCAAGAACCAACGCTTAATGGTGTCGAAATGCGTTATTACTACTACTACAACAGCGATAACCGCTGCAATAGCAGCAACAATTAGCCCGATAGGATTAGCGTACATTGCCGCGTTCAATGCCCATTGGGATATTGTCTGCGCTATTGTCAATGCCTGCCACGCCTTCATAAACGCGGCCAGCTTTACAGCTAACAACATGAAAGACCCAAGCGCACCAACGATACCGGCTAACGGTATTAAGATTGCTGCAAGCACAGTCACCAGCGTTTGATTCTCAGCTACCCATTCCCTGATAGGATTTATGATGTCAGTTATGATTTTGTACAGGCCGGTGAACACAGGAGCCAGAGCCGAGCCGATTGTCATTGTCAGGTCGAGGGCAGCCTGCTTCATGTCCGCCCATGATTTCTGCATTTCACTGAAGTTGATTTGGTCTTCGGTAGACATCTTATCTATGGCTTCCTGGTTGTTCATGGCCGTCATCGCTATCCCGGTGAGCGAGGCAATGATACCGGCAGAGACAACGACCATCGAAGTCCCAAGCGTGTTGAAATCGCGCTTCATCTTGTTAAAGTTCTGCTCTGACTTAGCCGCCGTTTCCTTTATTTTCTTTTCGAGATCGTCGAAGTTTTCATTTATCTGCTCGGTGTTCTTTTCAAACTCGGCGGCTAACTGCTCAGACGAATCACCCATCTTGCTGGTGGAGTCGTCAACGGACGCAGCGGTATCTTTGATGGTCGCCTTTACTGCGTCAGCGCCTTCGATTTTGATTGTGCCTTTTAGTTCAAATACATCAGCCATGATTGACCCCCTTGCCGCCCATCATCCTGCTCAATTTCTGTACGTTCTGATATTCCTCATATTCCATAGCGACAGGACCCTTCGTCGTAACCGGGCTGCTGTTGTCCATCGACAGAAACGGAAGGTGACTAAACGGATTGAACGGCGTTGACGACTCTTTGCGATACGGCTCGATAATAGTCCTGCAAAGAACAGCAGTTCGTATGTCGAGTATCTTCTGCTCCTGTATGTACTCGTTAGCCAGAGCTGTGAGCTGCTCTGGAGCCAAGTCTAACCATTCCTCCTCAGACAACCTCAGTGTGTACCTTGCGAACGCCCAGCTCTTTAACTCGTCGCTGGGCTCGATGGCAAAGGGTCGGCTTCCTTCATTGCCGAGTTGATAGCCTTTATGAGCTGAGATAATGGTATGTCGTCAATCTCTTTGGCTACCGATTCATAAGGTAGTTCCGGGTCCTCAGTGAGCAGCATTGCCCAGCAGATAGGGGCGAGCACTTCCTCATCTGAGGGGGAAACATCGGTTATCGCCTTGCCAGTGAGTTTCTTAAACTCTTTCCTTGCCCTGTTCGTGAAGGCGAAATGCCTTTCCTTGCCAGCGATGGTTATTCCATCTGCCATAAAAACCCCCTTAAAAAGATAAGGGGCGGTGGTTGGCTACCGCCCGCCCCGTTCCGGTTCTTCTGCGAATTATGCGGCCTCGCCGACGTGCAGCGTGTACTTTACGGCAACCTTGCCAGTCTCTTTCACGTATAGATATACGTTGTGCATGGTGCTGTCAGGAGCCGTAAGCGTGGTGGACGCTTCTCCCGTCAGGATCGTCTGCTCTGCTCCGGTAGCATCAACCAGCGTTATCGTGCCGGCTGTTGCCGTAGGTGTGACGGTGTAGGTCGTGGCCGTGCTGTTGAGAGTGACGTTGTATTCGTACTTATCATTAGCCGCAGCCGGTGTTATAGCCGCCGCGCCCACGCTGTCAGTGACCGAGAAGAACGGCGTTGTAAGCCCTGTCGAGGCGTCGTCTGCCAGGTCGTCAAGGCTGTCAACCTGGATTGTAATCTTCACGCCGTA